TGGGGAACAACAAGCACCACCTAGCAGTTCCAGCGAATTCCAAGAGTCCCTGGGAGTTGATTTTGACACGATTGTGGAAGTACAGGATCTTGCACAAGACACTACTATGGAAGAAGTCATTAATGATGACGCGCTTGTCGATCCTACCGCAATACGGTCCATACTGATTTCTCCTCAAGTCGCTGGATCTTATGTTTATAACACTCCAGGCGGCGACGCAATGGTAGAGGATACACTAGTTGAGATTGACGCGCTCATAGGACAGTTTAGTAACTTAGGCTTCGATATTCCGGGCATGATGAATCTCTTGGATCTCTCTGCGATAGGAGCCGACCCCGCCGGCGTCATGGACTTTATGAACAATCTGTCTCCGGACGGAGGACAAGACGGTAATGACACGAGCAACAACTACGACGACGGCGATGATCTCTCCGAAGAATTCGATGAAGGATCTGGTGATGATTCTGGTGATGATTCTGGTTCCGATTTTACTACAGGTACAAATGAAGAAACCGGTCTGGCGACAGTTACTCTTAACGGAGAAGTCGGCACAGGCATTTGGGCAGGACCCTTCGGGGACGGACCCGGAGGCGCAAATCTCTCTGGCCGTAACCCGATCGATACCGAGATGTTCGGACCACCCTCACTTGTAGCTGAGTCAGGGTTCTCTGGAGGATTGACACCACCAGAATCTGCCACTCCTTTCTCTGGACTATCTGCAAATCTAACTGTGGAAGGTTTTTCAGTCCTTCAGGGTATTGCCGCCGGACTGAGTAATGCGTTAGATAATATTGAGCCACCGGAGTAGAATAAAAAATGCCACGATTCTTACAACCATCGCAGATTGCAACAGCAATCAATGACCCGAACTCTCTCTCTCCGTCCACCTCTGGGACAAGTCCTATACAAACAGAAAGCGATTTTGTTTATGACTCCAGCGGACGCCTAGGCGCCACCAATGCTGACGCATGGAGAAATTTATCCCCTCCGCCCCCCGTTGTTGGAAACCTAGGCGATTTTCAAACCCCAGAACGTGAAACTTGGTACTCTTATTTAGCATTAGGGAATCAACTGATTAGCACTGCGCGGAGCCTTAACAACATCAACCCCTATCCATTACCTCCGCTCGCTTCGGGTATTCCATACGTAGACGATATTGGCGATCGTAAGACTCTTTTAGAAATGATGAGTACCGAGCTAGATGATCTTGAAGCAAAAATCAGTGAACCACTACGCCCAGTCTATGATGCAATATTGAGATCGGGCGGAGGCGGCCGTTTCCAGGTCGAGTCTAATATCTATATTGATGATGAAGCCACATTTGACTCGATGCGCCGGTGGTCTCTCGGTCTCCCTCTGCCCCCTGCCTTATTTACTTTTTACCTCCCCACCGCGTCTACGCTGCCGCCCTATGGTGATCTGGGTCGCTGGGTCGCGCTGCGCATTGTTATTCGTTTATATGCCCTACATAATGTTCTGCTGGGGTCGGACCTTACTCCTACCTCCTTTGATCTAGTAAGCGTCCGATGTGATCCGAGAATCATCCCTAAGATCCTAGGTAATATAGATGCAGCGCTAAATGTCTTTCGAGAAGCCATTGATGATTACCCAGATGAAGTTCAGCGACTTCTGGATGAAGGCACCGAAGCCCAACAGGAAGAACTAGAAGGGCTCCTTGGAGATGTAGCGCCTGAGTTTACCTTTGTAGAATCGCTTACAAGCGGAGAGATTAACGCGATCTCTCAACAAGAAGCCTATAAGCAGTATTTTGCCACCACATTCAACGAAGAGCTGATAACTACTATACCTCTCATACAGAACCTATATCTAACAGAAAAATATTTCAGCGGAGTTACTACAGCAATGCTTCCTCCAAAGAGAGCAGCACTATCAGTTCTTCTTAACACAATCAATAATGATGAACAGTTCCAGATGGAACCTGACCTGAGTCGTCCTTCCTCCACAGCTGCTATTAAAGAGGCAACTGGCAACTTCGATGTGGACGCAAGGGAGTTCATCCTGAAAATGATCATCCAAACTCCTATTAGTATCCTGAAAGGCCTCGTGGAACTGATCGATCCTCATGTAGCCATCACAAAGATTATCAAGATCGGCTCGGCCACTGCCTTCAATGAGGGGATTGAGTACCTTAATCCTGTGGCCCAGCAGATAAAGACCCAACTTGCGGCAGAAGGTATTCCTAATAACCTCACAGGACAACGCCTGATGGAGGTAGTTTTGTGTCTGATTGAGGCAGGATTCGAGACCACCGAGCAGGCAATCGAAGCTTTGCTTCCTCCGGATATGGCTGAGGTGCCCGGTGATTTATTGCCGTCTGTGTCTCTCGATGGTATTGACTTTACAGGCACAATCCCCGGAATGTTCATGATTCCTCCGAGCCCACTTGGGTTACTTTATTTGCTTCTAGAACTAGTTAAGAATGCAATAGGGGAAACCGAAAACGTTTCAGACGCCGGCACCCGCACCGAAGAGTGCTAAAGAGGGAGTGAGATGAGTTCAGGGCTATCAGTCAAATTACCATTAGAAGTCAGCGAGACTTTTGGTCCGTACGGACTGAATCAAAACTATGTGGAAATGGCCACACAGAACCTTAAGATGTTGATCCTGACCAGCCCCGGTGAGCGAATGATGGATCCCGGCTTTGGTGTGGGTTTAAAATCTTACTCTTTTGAGTTAAATAACGTTAATACTTATATGGATATTACCACGGCGATCCAACAACAAGTTCAAAAATACCTAAGCTACATTACAATTGAGGACGTACGGTTCAGCACACCCGAGAACAATCCTGATCTATTTCCGCACGATCTTAATGTGAGCGTGCTATTTAGTATAGTATCCCTTAATCAATCTTCAGTCCTGGAAATACAAGTCAATCGACCTATTTAATGAGATTTAATAATGACAAAAAAGCAGCAACCTATCAACTACACTAGCCGCGATTTCGATTCGATTCGCAAGGACCTCGAAGACTACGCGCGTCGATACTATTCTGATACTTACAAAGACTTTAGTGAGGCTTCTTTCGGTTCATTGATGCTCGACACAGTGGCTTATGTTGGTGATATTCTGTCCTTTTATCTGGATTACCAGACTAATGAGAGCTTTCTAGACACTGCTATTGAGTATAACAACGTAGTACGCCTCGCTAAGCAGATGGGTTTCAAGCTTAACACGAGCCCGTCTTCCTATGGCGTTCTGTCCTTTTATATTCAGATTCCCACCCAAGCAACGGCAGTTGGTCCTGATCTTGCGTATGCACCGGTCCTCCGCGCCGGATCCACATTTTCATCCACCGGAGGCGGACAGTATACACTATTAGAAGATATCGACTTCGCGACTCCCACAAATCAGATTGTTGTGGGCACTGTGAACACATCCACAGGCGCACCGACTAACTATGTGATTCGCGCCCAAGGGCGAGCAGTCTCGGGACGAACCGCCTTCCACGAAGTTGAAGTGGGAGCCTTCCAGCGATTCCGCCGAGTGAGTCTAGGGGTGCGAAACGTTGCAGAAGTGCTGTCAGTAGTAGATCTAGAGGGACATCAGTATGTGGAAGTGGATCACCTGTCGCAAAACATCGTTTTTCAGGCGATAAAAAACTCGAACTCCGCCACTAACACTACAGTTCGTAATATTTTAAAGGCGGTCCCAGTAGCTCGCCGTTTTACAGTCGAGCATGAAGGCGATAACACATATTTACAGTTTGGATATGGTTCGGACTCAGAATTATTGGATACCTCAGTGGCTGATCCATCCAATGTTGTCCTCGACATGAATGGGCGCACCTATATAACAGACCCCGACTTCGACCCAACGAAACTTATCAGCACTGATAAGTTTGGCATCGGACCTTCAAACACTTCGTTGCGTATTGGATATCGTATCAATACTGTAAATGATGTAAATGCTGGTGTGAATACTATCACCCGTGTCGACAGTCCGCTCATTCGTTTTACTTCTCAGGGCGCGCTATCGCAGGCCCAGCGTAATAGTGTCATTAACTCTCTGGAGGTCTTGAACGAAGAGCCCTTTGTAGGAGACATTTCACTCCCCAACTCAGAGGAGATCAAACAGAGGGTCATGGGCTACTATGCGTCCCAGAACCGCGCCGTGACTGCCCAGGATTATCAGTCGATTTCATATGGCATGCCAGGTAAGTTTGGGTCCGTCAAACGCGCCGCCGTTGTTAGAGATTTCGATGAGTTTAAGCGAAACATTAATATCTATGTTATCTCCGAGGATACCAGTGGTAAACTGTTGGCACCTAACCAGACATTGAAAAATAACTTAAGAACTTGGCTTCTACAGTATAAGATGATCAACGATACAATAGATATCCTAGATGCGACTATTGCTAACTTTGGAATTAACTTTGTGGCTGTTATAGACCCTAATACGAATCGATTCACCGCCCTGAACCGAGCCACAGTAGCACTCCAGCGCTATATCAGCGAAAACCAATACGAGATCGGAGAGTCGATTCAAATAACAGACTTTTATAAAGTACTGCAGAAGGTACCCGGTATTGTTGACGTAGAAGATCTAGAGATCGTCGCGAAAACAGGCGCCCAATATTCTGATCTAAGTTATGACTTTATTGAAAACCTCTCTCCCAACGGACAAAGAATCGAAGCCGCTAACAACGTTGTCTTTGAACTTAAGTACGCTAACGTTGACATTAAAGGATCTATAAGATAATGGCTATTTTTAGATACACAGCAAGTGCCGATACCACAATCACCAATGCATTTGAAGCTAATCTAGTTACGCGCGGCACTGGCTCCAATATGGGATATGCAGATGCCCTAGAGGTGTTCTCAATCTATGGACAGGAATCGGGGTCTAACGGGCAGTCCCAAGAACTTTCACGGATCTTGATTAAATTCCCTATTGATGCTGTTAAAGCAGACCGTACGAGCGGCAAGCTTCCCGCTTCTGGTAGCGTATCTTTCTATCTTAAGATGTTTAATGCCGAAACACCGTTTACACTACCGCAAGACTTTAATCTTATTGTAGCACCGGTGTCCCGCTCATGGAGTGAGGGTACTGGCTTGGATATGGATAACTACCAAGATTTAGGAGTTTCAAACTGGGGCTCTGCCAGTG